GGTCTCCGTGGAGCAGCTGGAATATGCTACTCTGCGGACCTGGAGAAGGCTTCCGATAAGCTTCACCAAGACTTCGTCGGGGCCCTTTGGGAGGGGCTCTTTGATGGGCTGGGCAAGCACAAAGACCTCACGCCTATCCGCAAATTCGGCAGGCTCCTTCTTGGGCCTCAGATACTTGTTTACCCTGATTTGGGGCAGACGGTGACCAGTTGGACGGGAGAGCTGATGGGCCTCCCCCTGACTTGGTTCATGCTCAATCTTGCCCAAGGGTTCTGGGTGTCTGAGGCTCAGGGACCCGATGCGCCTTTTGAGAACACCGACGCTATATTTCGCGGTGATGACCTGGGGGCTATTTGGCCGGAGGACCAGATTGACCGATACGAGCTTATCGTGCCGATCTGTGGCGGCTCTATTAATAGAGCTAAGTCTTTTCGCTCTCGCGACGCTTTCGTCTTTACGGAGCGGACTATTCGCGTGAGATTCGGTCCTCCGCCAAGTCCCTATGGACCTTGGGTCATGTACCGCGGCTATCGCGCCGAGTTGGTTTTGAGGTGGGGAGTGGCTCTTGAATTCAAGCAGTTTGATGACGTTGCCTTGCGACACCTTTTGACACGGCCTTCCCTGAAAGGGGGCCTCCCAGCGAACATTGCTCTTGCTCCTGCGATCTTGCAGACCCTTAGTGAGCATGAGGGATCGAAGCGTTACCGCGCTCTTTCGAAGGCGGTCCTCGGTTCTTCCCACAAGGTTGTAGAGCAGTATCGCCGGTTTGGCCTGCCTCTCTTTGGCCATCGACTTATTGGCGGTGGGGGATTCCCCCACCCTCTTGGGTGCAGCCGAGGCTTGCGATCTCTTCCGATGTTCCTTCGGTCCCAGATGACGAAATGGTTCGCCACTAGTCGTCGGGATTATCGGAAGTACCAGTGCTGGAAATCCGAGTTCGAACAGTCCATGATTGGTGAAGCCAATCAGGAACTGGATGCTCTCACTCGGGGTATCAAAGCTGGTAAGTTCGCAGCCTACGTGCCGGTCCCTAGAGATCAGGCTGAATTGTCGATGGTAAGCAGGTTGTCGGCCTGGCATTCTCTTTTCCTCCCTGTGCCTCCCAGCGAGCGGAAAGCTGCTCGTCTCGCAAAGGTTAGAAAGTGTCTTGAAAATAAGACACGTCCCTTTGTTCCTAGAGACAAGATCTTTCTCGCTCGCGGGTTTACTTACAAGTTGCTGGAGGAGAAGATTGCCATGGTTTCTGGTGTCGCGCATATTTACGTCGACCCTAACGATCCGGCATTCAATTCTTGGATCGGTG